CGTCTTTGAGAGCAAGATTGGCTTCTTCATTCACAATAGATCTTAGATCTGCACCTTTGAATGTGTTGTAGGCTGTGCCTGCTGTTTGTATTGCACCAATTACACCTGCTACTCCCCCGCTCTGCAGATCTTGCACAATACCAATACCAGCATCCAACAAGCCGCCCTGTCCCAGCACTGTGCTGGTGCTGCCGGGTCTAGATATGCCTGATCGTATGTTGTCATAGTAGGCAGGATCAGCAAATCCTCTCACATTGGTATCGGGGCGCACAGCGCCAATAGCACCGGAATAATATTTCACAGTTTCGTACTGTATGCTCATGGTATTCTGCATGACTCCTGCGCCCTCGCTATAGTTGTAGATGTCATGATTCCAGCTTTGAATTAGGGGATTGATCAACACATAGCTGACCCATTTGTGTTGGTCCATGCCGTAGATGGTGATGTCTTTGAAAAAGGGTGGCTTGCCAGAACTTTGATCGCCACCTGAGCCGACACCACCGCTGCCTGAGTTGCTTTGATTGTAGCTTTCACCAATAAATCCCCAGTCGTTGACAGGACGGTCGTTGGCATAGATATCTCGATTGTTGTAGCTGAATCCTGGTAGGCTTTGAATTTGACCACTGCTGCCATTTTGATTGCTGGCTCCACCATACTGTTGATTGGGATCTTTGTAGTAGTAGGCATAGTAGTTGTACCACATGCTTCGAGTCAGATCGCCGCCATCATCGTGAAAGGTCACTTGCACAGGATCGTAGTTGATTTTTTTCTGGATTAGACGTTTGCGATTGTACTGATTCAGTACCTCTGTGTCCATTTTGAATTTTGGCAGTTCCACAGTCTTGACCATGAGACCAATTGTGCTTTTTTCAGTCTCTGAGAACACTGCCTGCAATGGACGAACTTCGGACGTGTTGATATTGAAGTAGCAGTGGAACAAGAACTTGTTCCGTGGTGCATACTCATATCCATTGGTACGAAAGGTCTTGGAAGCGTGGGAGTAGTCTTTGAGACCTTGCCCACCAAAAAAGCCTTTGAGGAAATCCTGGCCAAAAGCCATAGTTGATTATCCTGTTACTACGTCGTTGACAGTTCTAGCAATTGTCGATCCAATCCCTGTGCCGTTGGGTGTTTGATTGGCGTTGTCGAACATAATAGTCATGGCAATTTGCACTGGTGCGCTTTCTGCGTAGGCCATGTTGCCATAGTCTACACTTTTCAGGTAGCAACCATACAATTCCCATGTTTCCAGCACAATCGGTGTGGCTGCGCCATTGCCGCCGTCAAGCACTTCGAATCGTGTGGTAAACTTGTAGTCAATACCAGAAGCAGCCGAGGCCATTTCCAGAAAGTCCATCTGCTTCTGTATCTGTTCGCCTACCAACTTGCTGACAGCACCTGACGCATCATCACGCAGATTGCAGGTCACATCGGCCCATTTGCCCTTGCCTGCTAGATGCAATGTGCTGTTGTATATTTCAATCGGGATGTCATCGAACGTCATGGTAGGTCTTTTGAAGTCTATAACCTGCTTGGTCAATTCTGTTCGTGGTGTACTGACACCAAAGTTTTCAAATATTACTCGGAAGCGATATTTGAGTTTGGGCATGAGCAAGCCTTGGTTGCTCGCGCTTTGATCGCTTGCCAAGGGCACTGTCATTCGGGTTAATGATGCAACGGCCATATTTGTAATCTCCTATACAGTTATTTACCTCTGTTGAGGCCAAAAAAAATGGGGTGTTGCCACCCCATTTCTTAGTCTAACGATATATTAAACAGTGGTTGCTGTGGCCACAGAGCCTGCAGCAATTTCGCCTGTGTTCTTGAGACGCAGAGGAATGTAGATGAATTCCACAGATTTTACAGGTTCAATAGCAATATCAACCCAGAGCTCGTTGGCATCAATTCTAGCAGGTGTGTTGTTGGAATCATCACACACCACCAAGAAGTCATAGATACCACGCTTGGCCACCAGGTCAATACACAAGCTGTTGATGGCATTGGATATTTCGTTTCTGGTGATCTGATCATTGGGTTCAAACAAGAACTGCTTGCCAATTTCTTCCAATCTGCCACGCATGAATGCAACCAGTCGGGCCACATTGATACGATCCAGAGCACTGGCAGTACCATAAATGGTCTTGTTACCAAAGTTGGTAATGCCAACACCAGGAATAAACGTGATTGGATTGATACGGTTTGAGTATTCAATATCACGCAGGCCTTGATTGTTGCCAATGGTCACAAACTCTCCAGTTTGACTGTTGATGTAACCAATTGTGGCTGCATTATCAATCACGCCGCGACGTGTGCCAGCAGGTGCCAACCATGGATAGCTCACTTCGTCGCTGCGAATTATTGTGCGTACCATCATGTGACTAGGTGCTGTTACAACTGTGCTTCCGCCTAGATCTGTGGTCTGGCAGCTGGGATAGAACACAGCAGCATACGGTGTGCTGGTGGTCAGGCCGTCGCCGGCAAATGTTCCAAGTCCGCTGTTGTTTGTGGCCCAGGTCACCAGTTCAGTGCCAGTGGCACCCAGTCGCATGGGAGTGTCACCAACCACAAAGCAGGTGTTGTTGCGTTCATTGCTGAGAGCAGTCATGTTGATAATCAATTCTGGGTATGCAGTGCATGCCAAGAGATTGAATACTGCTTGTTCTTCACGAATTGTGATACTGGTATCAATTCCCGATTTGAGTGCTGCCACAACCAATGCACGTTGTGCCAGTCGACCCATGTTGGGTGCGCCATCTGCTCTGTTGCCTGATGCTGTGACCCAGCTGTTGGTAACCAGGAGATCCCAGTACGAAGTTTGTGTAGCAGGATTCTGGTTAAGATTGCTGCCTTGAATTGCCACATACAAAACTGCATTATACAATACCGCAGTGCCTGCTGCATAGGTAGTACTATTACTCCAGGTCGGATAGCTGAAATCAGCAGCGTTGAAATAATCAACCTGGAAGCTCTTGACATTGAATCCCGAACGACGTGTGTTGAACAACAACATGCCTGTGGGATACAGTGCAGAATCAGGTGCATCGACGTCTAGATAATTGCTGGTCAACAGGCTCACAATTGTGGGCAAGGTGCCTGTGATTGGATCCACAGTACCTGTGGTGCTCCAACGAGCATCTGCAAATAATACACCATTTTCAGTGGTTTGGTCAGTGTTGTCGATCAGAACCCATTGATCCACACCTTCAACATTTTGCCAACGTTTGATCACAGGGTAAATTTCAAGATTGCTAGTGTCGATCCAGAGATCACCATACACCAGCGCAGTGGCATCACTTTGTGTGGTAGGTGCTGTGGCAGAGATTTGTGGTCCAGCTGGATCAGTTAGAGAAAGATTGTCACCGCGGACATCATTGGTTTCGTTTCGATATCCAACCCATCCTGTTCCACTCTGAATCATGATATCAACTTGGCTAGTGGTAGAATAATACCAGTAACGGCCATCAGCTGGGTCTTGATCTGGAGCAACTGCGCTGGCAGTGTAATCCAGTGCTTCCCATGCACTAAGCAACAGAGTAACTTCGTCGTCTACAATAGCACTGCGGCAACCAGTAGTAGCCGTGGTAAAACCAGCGTTGCTCAAAGCAGTACCAGCACCCACATTGTCCAGCACAATTACACCACCAATACTTTGTGTGAACACAATGGCACCGGTTGAGTCTACTGCTGCACTAACCCCAGGAACGCCAGCAGAACTTACCGCAGTAATAAATGCCGCAGCAGTAGTTCCACTAATTGTAGCTGTCACAGCAGTAGTCAAGCTGGTTGAGTTTGCCACAGATGTTTGAATAGTAAATTGGTTACCATTTGTAAATGTAGGTGTGGATGTGCTACCTGTTATTACGGTGGCTCCTTGAGTCACACGCTCAAATACCTGCAGAGTATAAGTGTTGTTGTAAGGATATGCCACAACTCCGCTGTCTTCTGGGTCAACATTATATTGTGTATATGTTGTTCCAACAGGAATATTTTTGCCGCCACCTGTGGGATCTATTGTTGCATTGGCACTCCAGTCATTGGCATATACTGTGGCAGATTGTTGTACAAATGCACCTAGTGCAGTACTGTATTTTTTCACCACCATTGAGGTTCCAAGATTGCTGCTGGTAATTTTATTCCAGACGCTGCCTGTGGGTCTAGGTTGATCGTCTGTGGTTCTCCAACGTGGCACAGTGTAGTTGGCACTTTGCTGCAGAGTAGGAGCATAATTGGCTGCGTTGGCAGTAATTCCCAGAGTGGTTAGCAAACCTGCTGTTGAACCAACTGAACTGACCACAATAATACCGTCGTCGGCTGTGGAATTGTCAGCTGTGGCGCTGGCATTGGCAAATAAACACAGTTTGTTGTCAATGACTGCTGAGTAAACACCAAGGATGTTGGCAGTATTGATAGCTGCACTAAGACCAGCAACATCATTGTTGGGAGAAACAGGAACAGCAACATTTGACCCATTGATCACAATAGTATCGCTAGCAGTTAAATCAGCTGTTACAGCATTGGCACCTGTCAGGGTTGGCCAGCTCAGTTTCCAATCATTGGATCCAACCAGAACCCAGGTATTGTACAAGTCTGACAATTCGGTAGCAGTAGTTTGAGTTGTAGTTGCTGCCCCATTTTTGTAGTATATAGGATTGGCAACGTTGGTTGCAACCACAGCGT